TAAATCTCTTTTAGAAGCTTTTGCTTTTGCTTCGTGAATAGCTTTTATGTCCTTATAACTTCGTCGCTTAAGGTAAAAGCTTTGGTAGTAATTACAGCTTCACCTAACAACATATCAACAAGCGCAACTTGTCGTTTTTCAGAAAAAGATAACTCATCATCGGTCTTTAACTCATTTTCAGTTTCCTGATTTTCTGGAAGGGTGTATTTACAATTATCTAAATAATCCCAAAGCTCGTAACAGGAAAGCTCGTACTCTTTTTGACTATAATTTTCTAAAACATCAAAAAGCTTTTGAGTATCATAGTCCCCAACAAATAAACTATGTCCTCTGACTGTAACATAATCGCCGTTATCATCGCTGTTATCAATAACGCTTACTATTCCGTAGCTTCCCTCAAAGTATTTTTGACTAATCTGATTAAAATTGTCTTCGATGCGCTTAATAAGCGTATCTCTCTCGTAAAAATCAATAGAAGTCATAGCTTGTTACCTCTGTGTTTTGTTTACATTTCTATTGTGGATCATTCTCCCAATAAAGTTAAGTAAGTGGGAGAATTATTTTTGAGCAGATGTACTAAGTATATCTACTTGTTATCATTGTAGATAGATTGTAGATAAGGTTATTAACAATCGAAAGCCTTGCAGAGTTTTTACTCCATTGTAATTAGAGTTTACTAGAGGGGATTAAAAAGAACGATTGGAATAATTTAATGTGCGATTAATTCCTTTTTTTGCTTGATGGATGTACAAATCAATCGCCGCTTTGTCTGATTCGGTTAGGCGATATGAGTTGGAACTTTTCCAAGCTTTTAATCCTGTAACCGCTCTCTCAATCTCCTTTTTTGTTTGTGCTTCGTTTATAATTTCCCAGAAGCGGAAACATCTTTCTTGTGTGTGCGGGGTTAACATTGTTTTTACTCCTGTTAGGTGATTAGTGGTTTCTAGAGAGGGGCTCCGAGGGGAACCCGTGGGAGTTTAGTCAATGATTTGATGAGTACGGCTTTCGCCTTTGCCCTCGGAAACGAGAGTCATCCCGTTCCACTTGATGTAGTTTAAGTAATTGCGGGCGTTGTGGTAATTCCATCCCATCAGTTCCATCATTTCTTGTACTGTCCGGGGTTTTTCTCGCATAAAGTCGATCAGTTTTTGCGGTACTTTGGGAGTCTTAGCGTTGGGATTGGATGCGCGTGTGCCGGGTGCGCCAGACTTGCGGCTTGATGATTTTTTCTCGATACCTAGCCAGCTTTCCCACGACTGAGACTTAAACCACTTCGGGTTAAAGAACTGGCTATCCATTGTGGACATGATAGCCCCATCTTTATTGACGGCGTAGTATTTAGTGCCGTCAGTGAACAATCGGCAGTCCATGTTTACTAATCCTGTATCAACCCAGCGATCATTTAGTCCTTTAGACTCTAGCCATTCAGAGATCGTGGGAATGTTTACAGGAGTGTTTAGTTCCAGCCATTCTTTGTACAGCATGATATGAGTTTTTACTTTTAGCGATTCCCATACTTCCATGGGGATAGAAGCAATCACTTTAAAAGTGCTATCTGTTAATTGCATACAGTTTTCGGTGTAGTTTTTTGTTACCCAGTATTTCTTATCAGGGGTAACGCTGATGTGGATATCTTTCTCGGTTTCGTCAGGGGTCGTTTCTGACTCGGTTTCATCGATAGTCTCGGTTTCATCGATAGTCTCGGTTTCTTCGATAGTTTCAGTTTCGATCTCCTCGATAGCGGTCACGATTTCGGTTTCGTTTGTGGTTTCTTCTGTCAGGAATCCTACATAGCGAGGATAGTTATGACCTTGTGGATCGACCACGAGTGGATCGCCGTTTAGAGATGTTACGAGTAAGCAGTTCTGCTCCCCGCCTTTGCCAGCTAACCATTCATAATCAGCCAAAAGCTTTTGCTTAAACTCGATAAAATCCTTATCGGATAAGGTGATTTTTTCGGTTATAATCACGTCAAACTCGTAACAATCGCTTTGCTCTAGGTACTGTTCTATTGTTGCGTTTTTGTTGATTTTCGGGAATTTAACTCCCTGCGCTTTGATTTCTACATTCTCGATGCTAATCGGCTCGATTTTCCAATCTGGGAAATAATCAGCTAAGTTTTCCTCGATCCAATTAATAATCGATTCCCGCAACTTGTCCTTAGAAATTCTTAGTATTCTTAATTCCGCTTCGTAAGCGATATTCAGTTCCTTGCCGATAGCTTGTAATTCGGAGTAAACTTCGCAGGTTTTGATTTGTTCGATAGACAAAAACATGATGATTTTTTCCTTTTCTTGTGATGTTTCGTGTTTGTTTGGGGCGTTTTGTTTTCCCTCATAGCTTAAGAATGCCGCTCATTTCTTGAATTGTCAAGTAAAGGACAGAAGCACTGCCTAACTCCTAAAACACTTGCCCCGCAAGGAGTCTGCTGATTCTCACAAAAAAACTCTCAGAAAATCTTGAAACTTTTTTTCGAGAGTTTTTTCAATGCCCATCATAGATAACTATCGATGCACATCTATAGCTAATGCCTCTGTACTAAATCCGAGCGTACACCGACTAGGATCACCCGCTCCCTAGATTGCGGAACCCCATAGTATTTAGCGTTGAGGACTTGCCCCCTGACCTCGTACCCACAGGATCGCAACTCTTTATATATATTGAGAGCGACCTGTTTCATGTGGCCACAAATCATACCGGGCACATTTTCCATCACGAACGCTTTTGGCTTGAAACCCTGCAAAAACCGACAATACTCTTTAAATAGCTGATTGCGATCATCATACAGGTTTCGTTTCCCTGCCACGCTGAATCCTTGGCAGGGCGGTGAGCCAGTGAGTAAATCGAGTTCTCCAAGTCTCAATCCCGATAGTTCGATCGCTTTTTCTAGGGAAAGTTTTGCTATATCGCCATGATACAGGGGAGTGTCGGGGAAATTGACTCGGTAGGTAGCGGACGCATTATCATCCCACTCCACGGCCAAGCGTTCATCGTAGCCAGCGAGCTTTAATCCGAGCGACGATCCTCCACATCCTGAAAAAGTATCGATCGCGGTCAGGCGATCGGTATCTCGAAGAAATGGTGAATTTTTGATATTCTCAGCGATCGCCCGCATTAGATTGGGGGGGACTGAATTCCCGATCCGCTCGATCACATTTTTAAATCCGAGGGAATCAGGGAATATAAAATCGTCGGGAAAACTCCCAACCCGCTTTAATTCCGCTTCATTGATAAACCGCTCACCATTGGGGTGAATTATGCCGATGTTTCCCCAGTGGGAAGATTTAATAAGAGTGCATGATTCTTTGTGCCATGATAGTCGCTTTAAACTCATAAAACCGCCCGTTTTCCCATTATTATGCTTGGCAAGTATCGGCTTTACCTTGTCGCTATTAAAATCCCCCGGTGTTATCTCCCTAGCGACTTTTCGGATATATTCGGGCATAACAATCGGACAAGGTTCGCTCTCGTTTAATCCCCTAAAAGCCTCTCGTATTGTAATCGGTTTTGTTTGTGGTTTTGGGTGAAAATTCCACGTCATAACTATCACCATTTAAAGCCACAGTTTGGGCATTCGTGTTTGGTTTCTCCTAAGCTTTCTTCATCTATATCTTGATTATCGTCGGGAATTTCATCGCCACTATCGTCGCTGTCTCCTACATTCAAGGTGGCAAGAATTGAATTTAAATCCCCGATCGCTCCTAAATTTTCCCCCTCGCTATCGAGATATTCTGCTTGTTCGAGTAGCAGATCGTGATCGAATAATTTTAGCTCATCGATAGGATCGAGTCCTGCCCCGTGAATCGTAGAATGGTTGTGTAAAATGGAGTATTTTACAGCTTTTCCCTCACTTTCCGCCTCTACTCCTATCAAAACAGGCACTAACCATTCTCCGTCTTTATCGGTCAAAATTCCCCGCGGCGGCTTAATATTCCGTTTTTTGATTTCTAGTAAAGCCGCACGGCGATCATGACCCTCTGTAATCCCTCCTTTCCCCTTGTTAAGAGACGGGTCTATGCCTATCGGGTCTTTAAATCCAAATTCAAGAATCAGAGCGATCGTGTTTTCGGTTGCGTGCTTTTTGGAATTGCTTTTTAGCGGAACAAGATCGGAGAGGCGGCAATATTCGATCGCTAACTTATCTGGCATAATTGAGTTGTCTAGTATGATTACAAACTTTACCTTATCTAAATGCCAATAGTAAAAGAAACAGGAAAGCGACCAAAAAACTTAATCCCGAAAGAACCTATCGAATTTGTAACTTTTCCAGTCTGGGAAAAACAGCCTTACGAAATGCCAGAGTGGTACGAAAGATTCTCGCTTTGGTATTTATCTTTACCAAGTGGCTACCGAACGCTTAACCGCGCCTATCAAAATTGTTCAATTGCGGCAGGACAAGAAATTCCAAAAACGCAAATCAAGCGAAATATCGATACGCCAGATAACTGGGAAATTGCTTGCAAGAATTACCGATGGGAAGAACGAGCGAGAGCTTACTGGCTAAAAAAAGTCCAAGAACAAGACGGGCATATTGACCATGTTTTGACCGAAATTCGCGAGAGAACACTAAAAATCGCAATAAAATCGCTTGACAAGATCGAGGCGATGACAAATTACCCGATTAGTAGAAAGCAGATTACATCGATCAATGAAGATGGAACTCCATTACAGGTAACAATTGAACCTAACGGGAACTGGTCACACCGGGACGCGCTGACTATGAGCAAAGCCCTAACAGATGTGCTTGAAAAAGTTATGGGATTAGACACTCTCGAATATGCACTAAATATCGTTCAAAAACATGGATTAGCGGTTATCGACCCCGATGGCAAAATAATCGGGCAGGGAGCGATCGGGTCTGGTGCTGATGACCTAGCAGTAATTATTCGTGATAGCGCAGAGATTGATGACGTGCTAATTCCTACTAAAATGATGAAACACGATGAGGATGAAGAATGACTACATTAATAGATAAAACAGTTTGTGATACTTTTCTTGCGTTAGAATTAGCAAGAATAGAGACTGATTATGGTTATCAAAACCCTCAACTAGAGCAAGGCTTCGATTCCTATGTTGACAACAATTTTGATTGGCTATCGCTTCCTATTCAAGAAATAATGTTCACGTTAAGATTCCGTAAAATACTTTACAATCGTGCCAGAAAAGCGATTAAGCCCGATGGGATTAAATATGGTGACTTTTGTGTTCCTTTGGTGAATTTTAAAACCCTAGAAAGACAGTGGAAATACCCCTATGTTTAAATGCAATAAACAATTTAAAGTTATCGGAAGTGCCAGCTACGCTAAAAACACTACGATTTTTACTCTTTACCAAAGAAGAAATATATTTAAGGTAATCGGGTATTCTCTTATGTTTCCAGTTATTGTAATTATATGCGTCGGTGATTTTATCTGCGGGCAAGATAGTGTTTTTACGATCTGGGAATGGTGGAAAGATATTCAATGGGAAGAACTACGCACGTTCAATACCCTTGAAGATGCAATTAACTATAAGGTCGATTTCTGCGGGGAAAAAGAAGAAAAAACCTATTGGTTATAAGCAATGAAATTCCGTAACGGACTATCGATTAAAAACCGATCAAAGATTAAATCCAACACGGAAACCTATCGCCGCATTCAAGAAACGAATGCGGCAAATAATATCGTCACATTTCCTCGTTTGCAGGAAGGAAAACAGGCTCTTTTCGGGGCAGTTGACGCAGATGTAATAATTTTCGGCGGTGCGGCCGGCTCCGGGAAATCTCACGCCCTTTTAGTCGATTTTGCCCGACAAGAATTTATCGATAATCCCGACTACCGAGCGGTAATTTTTCGGCGTACTTATCCCGAATTTACGCAAGCGGGCGGATTGGTTGATGAAAGCAGGAAAATCTATCAACCGATCAAGGGAAGTTTCGCGGAAAAACCGAACCTTGAATGGAGGTTTGCAAGCGGTTCGCGAATATCATTTCGGCATTTACAGCACGAAAAAACCGTTTACAGCTACCAAGGGGCGCAGATTGCCCGAATCGGCTTTGATGAGCTAACTCACTTTACGGAAGATCAATTTTTCTATCTCCTTTCCCGTAATAGATCGGTATCGGGAATTAAGCCGGCAGTCAGGGCTACCTGTAACCCCGATGCTGATAGTTGGGTAGCCGATTTTATCTCGTGGTGGATCGACCCGCGGACGGGATACGCTATCGAGGAAAGAGCGGGAGTCGTGCGGTATTTTGTACGAGAAGGAAATACCGTACATTGGGCTGATACAAGAGATGAACTAATCGAAAAGTTTGACCTTAAAAACAAGCTTTTCGAGATGATCCCGCCCGATATTCGAGAGGAGTTTTTAGCGGACGATGATGTAAAAATTAAACCAGAAGATTTAGTAAAAAGCTTCACTTTCATCCCCGCTACAATTTTTGATAATCGAGCCTTAATTAAGGTCAATCCTACTTACCTTGCTAACCTGTACGCTCTCCATCCGATCGAGCGAGAAAGGCTACTCAAGGGAAACTGGAAGGTTAAATATGAAGCTGGAACTGTTTTTGATCGCACATGGTTCGAGATACTGGATAGCATTCCCGATGACTGGAAACTGATCGGAAAAGTGCGATTCTGGGACTTGGCCGCTACAGCGAAGGAAAATGCCGAGAATTATCACTGCTACACTTCTGGAACGCTTGTTTATAAATACGAGCGTATTAAAACCGTACTATCGGACGGAAAAGAAGTAAGAGAATTTGTTTACGTTGTCGCCGATAATCTCTGTGAGCAGAAAAAAGTCGGGGAAGTTGAATTAATGTTGAAAAACACTGCCGGGATAGATGGGAAACCCGTGGCGGTTCGGTGGGAACAAGAGGGCGGATCGAGCGGTAAATTTGTAGAAAATACGATCACCAATGTCATCCGAGAATATCATCCGAATCATGATGTGGCAGCGATCGCCCCACAGGGAGACAAATTAACACGGGCGTTACCTGCGGCCACGGCGGCCAGTAGGGGACAGATATTTTTACTTCGTGACTCCGTCTGGAATAATCGATTTCTTAATGCTTGCCAGAACTTTGATGGCAACAAAAAGACACCACCAGTAAATGACATAGTTGATTCCTTGTCTGGCGCGTTCTATTCCCTTGAAAATGAGTTTCTGGGACATGATGATGATGGAGTGATGCCGATTGCATCGCCCAGCCCGGTGAACGAATTTAGGGCCGGATTATCGAGGGGACGAGGACGGTAACGCAGGCACGGGAGTCGAACCCGCTGTTTCAAGGTTATGAGCCTTGCGTGAGCCGTTTCACTCACCTGCATTATCCATCATAACAGAAACTTTCTGAAGCTGTATAACAAAAATGCCCCTAGCGAACACTAGAAGGTCTGACCACAATGTTAGAAAGGTTAACACTATGGCTAACTCTAATTTAGCAGTTTTCGAGTTTCAAGACGAAGAAATCCGTTTTGTCGGCGATCGCCCCGTCGCTAACGATGTAGCCCGAGTGTTGGGTTACGCCGATCCCGCCGACGCTGTTTACCGACTTGTTAACGAGAAAAACAAAAGTGTCTGTAAATCCCAGACACTTGACGGAAAACTCCGTGATGTAATGGTTCTAGAGGAACCCGGTATCTATCAACTGATTTTCTCTTCCAAGTTACCAGCCGCAGAAAAATTCCAAGACTGGGTTTTTGAAAAAGTTCTGCCCTCAATCCGCAAGACGGGGGGATATGGACAACGGCAAGAGTTGTCGGAGGTCGAAACCCTGAAAATTGAACTAGAAACCGCAAAAATCGAGCTAGAACGGGAACGGATTGTAAGCACTAATGATCGGATAATCGAGGAACTTCGCCTAGAACAAAACCAGATCGAATATGCACAGTATTCCGCAGGAAAACTTACCGGAAAACAGATACGGGAAAGGTTACTAGACGATATGGCCGCATTCATCGATCGGTTCGTCCAGGTAAAAGGAGTCATGCCCAAAGTTCGGGATCTCCATCAGAAGTTTCAATCCCGCAAGATTCCCGATGAACAGGGAAACCTTGTCAAAATCAATTCGGCTATTTTGCGATCGCTTTTGCCAGAGGTTTTAGAGCGATGTGAGTGCGATCAAGAAAGTATTCCATCAGGAGTGACTAAACTGCGAGTCAGAGTGAGCAGAACCCACTAAAACGATAGAATCCTACGTCCATCCCCCTAGAGAAGTTTCTAGGGGGATTTTTAGTGCGATGTGGGGACGGGGACGGGAT